TGTGGTATGTTGTCTCCCCATGGTATCTCCGACATAGTAGGTAGGTTATGAATCCTACGGAAATTGACGGAAACCCCAAACCCCCTGTAGGTGTGTGTATGTCGGTGTAGGCGACAGCCTGTCGGCCTCCTATGTTAGCCCCTGCGGGGGTCGCCGTATATAGGCGCGATGGCGCTGACGTCGAATAGGGAAGATTAGGTGCTGTTTACATACCTTGGCGCTTTTGTCTGAGATCATGGCTGAGTCATTCTTCATCCGACAATCATTGAACATTGGAAACACGAACACCTTCACTGAGCGAGCAGTGGACTTGGGGTCTTACGTTGACGCCTTGAACCAAAGCATCCTCAAGATCCATCGGTGTGACGTTGCCTTTACCGACAGCACCGGACGGTCGCTCTCGATGGCCGCCGCAGACACCGCCGCCGTGGCTCAATTCCAACTCACCACGCAAACCCAAAGCGACATCGTGCTTCCTTCCGACCGCTCCATGGTTGCGGCTGGAAAGATTGAGGCATACACGCCCTCGATCGCAACGTCTCCCCTGGCGGCGTCGTCCTCGAACTCGTTTGACATTGCACCTCAGCAATACACGAACGGCTACCTGGTCGCCACTGAATCCCTCTACCTGGGCGGCGTCGCCAACACGGGCTTTGCAGGCAACGTCTACGTGAGCATTGTTATCGAAGCCACCGTTGAGAAGATGTCCTCTGCGAAAGCCATGAGCCTTGCACTGAGCCAACAATGAGGTTGGTAACGTGTGCGCTACCTGCAACATTTTGCGTCAATTGCTGATTGACCGAGGAATGTCTCCCTCGTTAGCCATGTCCATAGGGACGGAAGTCGGCGAGCGTGTTGAGGTCACGGCCCCCGTGATCGCCACGAAAGCCAAGCGCAAGGCGTCGGCATACAACCGCCGATACAAAGCCGCCTTCCGCAAAATCGCCCCTCGATACAAACTCAAGAGCGGGAAGTGGAAAGCAGGCGGGTTCAAGCGTGCTGTCCGTGAGGCTCACAAGATGGCCAAGAGGAAGTGAGTAAATGGGCAAGATCAGAGTCATTCGTGGTCAAGCACGTGCTCTCCAATACGAGGGTACGCTTCAACTGATCCAGGACGACCGGCGGTTCAACCATGGTTTCAAGATTCGCCGGTTCATGGTGTCCACCGAGTTTCCCGCCGATTCTTCCGCCGGTTCTCGTGATCTTGTTGCAGTTTTGGCCACGCATCACGAGGCCATCCAGGTCGGACCAGGTGTTTCGGTTGGTTGGGCATGGGATGATCGACGCCAAGTCGCATGGGCTGGCCTCGCCATGGACGGCGATTCAACCGTTGGTGCTCAGTTCGAACTCATTGACCCGACGCACGTCGTCGTGCGAGATTTGTACGTGGGCATTTCATCGCTCGTCGCAACGGGTAATACGTACTTCAACTACTACGTTGAACTCGAAGAAGTCTCGTTGACGGACAACCAAGCCGTTCTCGCCATCGTCCAGGAGGAAGCCCAAGATGTCAATTGAAACTGAAACCGAAACTGTAGCTGCACCAGGACAATCTCGAACGACCAGGTTCGCGACCTGGCTCATGGAGCGCGAAGAGAAACGCCAGGAGAAGGAGTCGAACCTGGAAGGACTCGTCCGGTTGAATGTCCTGGTCTCGTTTCTCACTCTCGGTTTGGTCGGTGGCTTTGAAACTGTTCAACTTGCTATCACAATGATTCCTTACTTGTGAAGGTCACAAATCCAAACATCAATGTCGGTTCGTCTTCGAACTCCGGTGAAGAACGCCTGGATCGGCATGAGTTTCAATCGCGGTTGATTGACCTCGCCGATGAAGCCGCACATCGCGCATCGAACTTTAACCACGAGACCAAACCACCGGCGTTTTGCAATCCATGCAACGTGACGATGGTGGCAACTCGCCTTTCATCTTTGTCGGCCACAGCCAAACGATGCCTGAACATCGGCAGGTTCCCTCATGCATTTACCCACCTCATCAAACATGTCCAGCAACAGAACTCAAACTCTTCAATTTCACCATCGCGTTCTGAACCGATGAGCTGCCAAGTTTGCGGGAAATCTCCCTGAAGCGGTTCTTCACACCATCCGCAGGTCATTCTTCCACCATCCACCAAACTTCTTCCATGATCTCTTTGATTTTTTGAACGGCATGGTCAGCCGTGGCGGCTGTTGAGATGTCGGCGATGCTGTTGACGCGTTTCAGGGCGTTCTTGGCGGTCTCCAACTGTCGCATTTTGGCCTTAACGACCATCTCGCGCTCTGGATTCGCCATGGCGATGGCGTTTCGGATCTTCCTCGATACCGAATCACCCCCAATATTCTGCAATTCTTCCCAAGTTTCGTCTGAAATCCATGTGGTATGTTGTCTCCCCATGGTATCTCCGACATAGTAGGTAGGTTATGAATCCTACGGAAATTGACGGAAACCCCAAACCCCCTGTAGGTGTGTGTATGTCGGTGTAGGCGACAGCCTGTCGGCCTCCTATGTTAGCCCCTGCGGGGGTCGCCGTATATAGGCGCGATGGCGCTGACGTCGAATAGGGAAGATTAGGTGCTGTTTACATACCTTGGCGCTTTTGTCTGAGATCATGGCTGAGTCATTCTTCATCCGACAATCATTGAACATTGGAAACACGAACACCTTCACTGAGCGAGCAG